ACAGCTCGGATCGATCAAGAAACCGAAGTCAGCACCCAGACGATATTCGGCGCCGGGGTTGCTCTCGAACTCTTCGACCTTCCAGTTCTTGAACACGCGCGCTTCTGAATTGCGGCGATACTCACCAGCCCAGACGTGAAGGTATTTGTCGTAATCTCTGCTGCGCGTGTATTCCATGCTCGCCCGAAGCACCTCGGGAAACCACGGGTTGTTCTCATATCCGATGGACCGAACGATACTATTCGGCGGCGGTTGAAACTTTGCCCGTTCCTCTTCCTCCAGATGATTGCCGCGAAACATCGCGTCCACAGGATCTGTTGGAAGGTCCGGGTTCCACGTCCAGATCAGCCGTGATCCTTCGCGCCTGATCGTCGGCTCGACCGAGTCTATCGATGATTGGCTGAAAGCTTGCGCTTCATCGCCCCAGAATGTGGTTACGCCCTCGATCGAGCGAATGCCGTTCGCATTTCCCTTGATGCCGGAGAACAGGAACAGGCTATCGTTCGGACCTCTGATTTCGTTGTCGGTCGATGTGAATGCCGCCCTAACTCCTAGCCGGTCGATTGCGTCGTCCAGCAGCCGCTTTGATGAATCCCGAATGCTCTTCTGGATCTCACGGCCGCACAACACCCGCTCATGCCGTTGCATCGCCTGAAGAACGAGAACGGTAGCAACCGTGAAGCTCTTGCCGCCGCCGCGCCCGCCATACCAGGCCACATGACGAGCCGGTTTGAACAGGTCGCGCCGATAGCTTGGCAGCTCAATCGTCGGTAGGCTTGCCGTCGCCATTGATGTCTCTGAGGATGAACCCGGCGGGCAACGGGTTCTCAGGATCGGAGCCGAGTAGGGTTTTATCGCGGAAAGCGTTCGAGAGTTTGCCGAGATACCAACGCTCCGCATCGAACGCCAAACGTCCCTTCGCCGCGTCATCGGCCCGCTTGGCTTCTGCAACAGCGTCGTCAGCCCGCTTGAGATACCCCATTTCTCTCGCGCGCGTTATCTGTCCGCTGAGTTCCTTGTCTTCAGCCATCCACTCATGGATCGTAGACCATGCTGGCATTTCCTTATCACGGCAAATGCTACTCAGGCTTTCGCCATCCGCCAAGCGTTCTAGTATCTGCGGAATGCGGTCATCAGCCATTGAACCAGATCCCCGCATTGTCGCAAACCGAGATTGGCGCGTTAAGCTCAATCGCTGTCGCGCCTGTCCTGAGAATGGTTCGCTCTTCGCCGCCGTAGAACACCACCGCATCTCCAGCTTGCGGGAATCTGTTCCAGCCATCCGTCAGAATGTGTGATCCCGTTTGATCGCCGTTCACAAGGCCGTCAGGGTAACGCTCACCCATCGCGACCGACCTTGCACTTCTTGACCAACGGTTTCGGTTTAACCGTCACCACCGTTTGGCCGACAAGCTGCATCCTACATCCATTGCCGAGTTTCACTGTGTCAGCTCCCAGTAGGATCGCAGCATCCAGCGCGTCCGTGTGCATTTCCCGCCGGATAGACGCAATGTCGATTCCCTTTACCCTTTCGAGGTAGCGAATGACCGCGTGATCTGTGATTGCTGCGCGCATCATGCGACCCTCCACACACGAACACCGCCATCAACGGCTCGAACAGCAAACTTCATCCCAAAGCGGCCACCGGCCCAAGTGGCAGTGGAGCCGACTTTCCGCGTAGTGCGCCCAGACACCAAAAAGCTATCGCCGACTTCCATTTTCGTCCAGGGATAGCGCAGCGTGGGAAACCTGTTCGGAGTCGTGCGTCCGTTCCCTCCAGGTCTTTTCGGTAGCTCAATTCCCTTTTCGATTGGGCCGATTGCGTGATTATCCTCCATCATCCTGCCCTCTTCAGCTCCGGAACAAGCCCGGCATCGATCAAAGCCTGTAATAGCTTGGCTGATCCTTCCCGTGCGTCTTTCTGAAACCTGAGTTCGCTGAAGTCGGACGGGTTGATCCGCTTGTGTTTCTGCCGGCAGTTGACCGGCGGTTCCTCCATTCCCGCCCTCGCTCGGTAGTATTTGTCCTTTACAGAATCCGCAGAACGATCCGGAAAGAGGGCCTGTGTTTCGTGGAGGTTTAGCCGATCATCGATTGCGGTGCGGAGTTTCTGAACTTCGGCATCGCTCCACTTGATGTGAATCCGATGGGGCTTAGCGCAAGGCTGTCCCTGCAATCCGAAATTGGCTGAACCGCTAATCTGCCTGATCATCACCACCCCCGCTACTGACTTACCCAACCGCGCTCGCAAATACCTCTGTCGCTCTGTGCAAGAGAACCAACGTTTCGATTATAGCCGTCATCCCGAGAGAGAGGCTGAACAGGATGAGGACGAGCTTCATCGCTGCTCCCCTACCGCTGGATTGCGGGTGTGTTGGTCATGCTGCAAAGATATGTCATTGAATTTCCGCCAGTTTTTGCTCAATCAGATGGTCAAGGTAGCTCGGCGGATCAGTTGAGCGCGCACCATTCAGGCGTCGCGGCATCCATTCGACCAGGTTCGAGATAGAGCGTGTTTTCGCATCCACCAACGCCGCGACAACGTCTCCAGGTGAGCGGCCTTTGCGCCAGCTTCCGACGATTGAGCGAGCCTTCTTCTCGTCGTGCCCTTGGCTTTTCAGCATCGTGACACCGAGGTCGAATAAATCTTTCAACAGATCTACCGACGGCTCGCCGGCCTTTCCGATAGGAAAGGTTGGTTGATATTCTTCTTCTTTGGCCCGCTCAGCGCCCCGCTCATTGCCCCGGATGCTGCCCCGCTCAGCATTACGAGGAGACTGATATTTGTCGAAATTACATACACTTAGAACGTGCACGGGTTGCCCCGCTACCTGCCCCGGATGCTGCCCCGCTACCTGCCCCGCACAAATCGCCTGTTTGTCGCTGCCGGACAACATTCCTTCGGCCTTCAGCGTCTGAATGAAGCGATCAACGCGACTTTTCGACCATCCCCATTTTTCAGCCATGAAACGCTGCGAAAAGCAAAGCTCCCCACGCTCGATTCTTACGCTAAGTCCGTTCACCTTGGCGGTCGCCGGTTTCCACGCGGCTTGAGAGATCAGCCACGCCCACGCATCCCGGCGCGAGAACTCGTCTCCGTCGAATATATCATGCTCCTGCCAGTCGCGCGCCATTGCGACATATCCGCTCATGCCCGCACCGCCTGGTATGCCCCGTAGAAGTGTCCTGTGGCCGTTCCCGTGCGCCGTCTGCGGACCTTGGCGACAATGAATTCGATCTTGCCCCGTTCATCCTCCAGCAGTTGTTCCCATTGCGAATGCTTGGGATCGTGCGCGGGAGGCTCTGACTGAGCGAGATAGTATTCGGCGCGGAACAGGAACATGATCGAGTCCGCATCCTGCTCGATCTGACCGCTCTCCCGAAGGTCTGCCATGACCGGGCGCTTGTCGCTCCGGTTTTCTACCGAGCGGTTGAGCTGCGCCAGCGCCAGAACGCCTACGTTATGTTCCTTGGCGATCTCCTTCAGCCCCATGCTCACCTGCGTGATTTCATGGGTGCGGCTGTCTGATTGCCGGTCTGGACGGATAAGCTGGAGGTAATCGACGATTACCAGTTCCAGCTTCTTGCCCTTGGCCTGAAAGCGTCGGCACTCCCGGCGAACAAGAGCGTTCAATCGGCTGATGGTTATTCCCGACAGGTCCGCAATCTCGAACGGCAGAGATTCCAGCTTGTCCATTGCTCGGCAAAGGTGGCGAGCCTGTTCGGGCGTTGTGCGCTTGTCTGTTATTGCTGAATATGGGATCTGAACGCTGCTGTCGTAGCAGAGGTCCGATAGAAGCCTTTCCGCAAGCTCGTCGGAACTCATTTCTAGGCTGACGAACAGCACCCCGTGCCCGTGCAGAGCTGCCCCGAGCCCCATGCTGGACGCAACGGCGGATTTACCCATCGCTGGACGCCCCGCGAGAACGGCAAGCTGCTTGGGAAGGATCGGACCCAGAACCGCGTCTATCGGCGCTATGTGGCACGACACGCCCGTTTCCCGGTCGTTCAGGGCATCAATAACGCTCTTGGCTGCTGCCCCCGCTGAAATGCGCGTCTGGCGCTCGTCAATGCCATGCGCTTCAGCCAATGCGGCCTCGCCAGCGCTCACCAGCTCGGCGATATCGTTGTGGCTATCCTGGGCGTTCAGAACGACGTTGGAGAGGCCATCGATCAGCTTGCGCCGCTGCGACAGTT